CCCACCTAGTTCACATAATCACGATGGTAGGTACCTAAGAACACACACAAGGTACTCAGACGACCTTGATACAATTAATACATCAGGTGTTTATATCTGGGATGTAAGTGAGGCTGATGATGAGCCAACAGGAGCATCAGATGGATTACTTACTATTAAATATTGGGATTCAACTAGCTGGGCTACAGCAAGCTTCCAGGATTTTCATGCTAACAAGTTATACATAAAAAGTAAACAAAGTAACACATGGCAAACAGACTGGGCACAAGTATGGACTACAGATCAATTAACAACAACTAATAAAACTAACTACGATACAGCGTACACTCATTCACAGGCAACACACGCTCCAACAGATGCAGAAGCAAATGTTTATTCAACTGCTTCCGAACTTTTAACAGCAATTAAGACTGTAGATGGATCAGGTTCAGGATTAGACGCAGACAAATTGGATAATTATTCATCTTCTGCATTTGCAAGAAAAGCAGAAACAAATCCTATATTCACTGGTGGCTTATCAAAAAAGAATTCAAGATACCACGACGGTATAACTTCGGAATATCCTTTAGGTCATTACTCTCCAGGTGAAACTCTTTTTGAGATTGATCCAACTTGGGATGCTGAAGAATTAAAATCATATTTTAACAGCACTAATGTTAGTTGGGCTACTGAAGCAAATGCACCAGGAGGTTATTCTATTTACATAAATGGGCAAACAGGCGTAGGATCAGCATATTCATCAGGGTTTCCTCTAATTCCAATTGATGAAGACGCAACTTATTATCAAGAATGTTGGATTAAAAACGCAGGATCTGGACAAACTCACTACATGGGCTCCACAGATTTAGAAGCAGACCTTACATACCCAGCCTCTGGATCAGGTAACCCTGGTTCTTATGGATATTGGGTTATGTCAAATCAAAACCCAACTACTACTTGGACAAAAGTTAGTGGATATATTACAGGGCATCATAATTCAAACACAGGTGCATTTGAAACAAACGCTACTTATTTTTCTCCTTTGGCTTTATTTAATTGGGGAGCAGGAACAGGAACAAGAGCATGTTACATATCAGGATGGAAAATTATAAGAGTAGATAAAGTAGGAGATAGAATATTTCAAGATGATGTACAAGTTAAAGGCAAACTAGAAATACACACTTTAGATACTAATACTTCATCTGCTACTGCTTTAGTTATGAATAGTAACGAGGTAGAAAAAAGAGATCTAGGATCGCTTGCTTTTAGTAATGCTACAATACCTAGTGGAAATTCAATCATTGATTGGACGACAGACCAAGGTTCTACAAATATCCATAGTGGAAATTATACAAACACTTGGAATGCAAACTCTTTAAATGTCGCGGGTTATGTAGCAGCTCCAGGAGCAGTTGCTAATAAAGTTTGGAAGACAGATGGTAGTGGTAATCCAGCATGGAGATCAGATGCCAACACGAATACTTGGATTGCAAATTCATCTACAGCGGCAGGATATGTTGCTAGTGGTAATGGTCAATCTAATAAAGTATGGAAAACTGATTCAGGCGGGAACCCAGCATGGAGAGATGATAGTAATGATAATGATTTACCATTAGCGGGTGGTACAATGGATAGTGGTGCAATAATTACAGGTACTGATAGTCTTATAATAAAAGCAGACACCCAAATACTCTTTAGAGGAGATGCTGGAAGTAATATCGCGTCAATTAAAACCGTAAACACTGATTACGACATTATCGAACTTCTTGATAATAACAGAATGAGATGGCGAGATGGCATGGATGTTTATCTCGATGATAGTGCCGCGACTAACTACATGATGTTTACTTCTTCTGGAGGAAATCATGCGCTTCATCAATTTGGAGGTTATGAATTTCAAGGTACTGGACTTGCTACTATAATGAAAATGGGTGGTGCAATAAACGCTACTAATATTGAGCTTTATCAAAACGGGACAAAAAGATTAGAAACTACAAGCTCAGGAGTTGATATTACTGGTAATTTAGGAGTAAACGTAGCCGCGCCAACTCATAAGCTACAAGTAGCATCTGGAAACGGTGACTCAGCTAACACGGTTTTAGTAAGTCACACGAGAAATGATTCTAATGTAGCTTCTCAAGCACTTAAAATTGATGCTAATTATAGTGGGGCAGATACAACCACAACAGATAGAGTTTTCAGTGGTTTATACGTTGACTTAGACAGTAGCATGGATGGCGACGCTGCTAACGAAGTAAGGAGTTATGGTGTTTACGCAGATGTAAGAAGTACTGGATTTAACGATCAATTAAGAGGTGGTTACTTTTATGCTGAAAGCAACAATACAACAGAAAAAACAGCTGAAGTAACAGGTGTTGCGGGTAGCGCTATTCACGATTCTAGTACTACCACGGGTGGTGTTAGTAATATGTACGGTGTTAAAGGTACTGTAGGTGTGCAAGACTATGGAAATGTAGACAACGCTTATGCACTTCATGGACTAGTAACTATAGCAAACAATAGAAACGCCGATGTAGAAGTTTTACATGCCATATATGGTGAAATACAAATTGACGAAGAATCAGCCTTGAACTATGGTAACATGTATGGATGTAGAATTGTTATTGATAACAACGAAGGTAGTACACCTGTAACATCAAATCAATATTTATTTTATGGTGATTATCAAGGTACTCAAGATCCTGATTCTTACGGTATTTACTGTGAGGGTAGCCAAAATACTTTAACAGGAACTCTTTCTTCTGGGGCTATAACAAGTACAGGTAACATCACCACGACAAGCACAGCAACGGGAGCTATAACTCTTAATGGTGGTACTGGAGTATCAACTACGGGTGCTTTTGTTCTAAGACAGAATGGTGACGGTGCAGGTAATGGTATGGCTATCACAAGTAGCCACGCTACTAGTCACAGGATATGGAAAGATGCTGATGGAGTTTTAAATATTGGTAGTAGTGGTAACACAGATGCTTTTCAACAGGACTCGACGGGTAATATAACTATTGAAGGAACAATAGATGCTACAGGTAAAATATCAGGTGCAGAATTAGAGGGAACATCCTTAGATGTAAACGGTAGTGGTGATATATCTGGAAACTTAATTGTTAATGGAAACTTAACTGTTAATGGTATTAATTACGGCTTGTACCATGCTGATAATATATCTAGTAGCGAAAGCGGTAGTTCTAGTAACTACTATCACGATCATTACGGTGGTGTTAGACACTTGTCAATGTTTATAAAAAATTCTAGAGCAGATATTATTAGATATAGATCTATAGATAATGTTGAATATTGGAACGGTAGTTCTTGGCAAGATGGTTCATCTGAATTAGCAAACGTAAAAAAATTATTAGACGGTAGACAAGATACTTCTTGGAGTGTACCATCAACTTATTACAAGTTTAGATTTACAGTTACCCCATCTACTTCTTGGCCAACAGAAGTTAAAATAGGTACACAAACATCTTGGTCAGGCTCTGCATATCCTGGTCATAGAGTTATAGTGGAGGAATATGCTAGTGGTTCGTGGAGTACTAGAGTAACAGCTAAATTTGGCGGTAGTAGTACTACAGTAGAAACAACAGATAACAATTGTGATAACTGGGGAACAAACTTTTATTCAACAAACAGATTACATACTGGTAATGGTGGAGGATCACAACAAACAAGGATTACAGTTGATTTTGGTGGCTGGACACCTAGTAACTCTAGTTATTTAACAGTACCTTTACAAAATATATTTATAACTTCTAATTTCTCTGGCACAGAAAATACTGATTATACAAACTTATTAGATTATGACAGAAACGTAAGTCTAGCTGCAAACATAACTGCCGCTGGAGATGCTTCTTTCTCTAATGGCTCAGTAAAAACCACGACAGATAAGGTATACAGTGCCAACGACTATTTAAATTTAATGGCTGGTGGTATTGCCGGTACTAACTTACAATTAAACGATGCCAATGGTGAATACGTGTTTACTTCTGGAGATGTTAAAATTAACGAAGGTAGTCTTTCTATGTCATCAGATGGTAGCAACCACGTTGTTTTATCAGAAAGCGGCTCTGGTGATTTTAAAATTGATGCAAATGGTGATATAACTTTAGATGCTAATGGTGCAGACATAATATTAAAAGATAACAATCTTGAGTACGGGGGAATACGTAACTTTGATGCTGGTAATCTTATTTTAGCATGTAAACAAAACATTAAAGACATAATATTTGAAGGACGAACTAGCACCGGTACTCCTTTTACTGCTCTTACTTTAGATATGTCTCAATCTGGTAAAGCAATATTCAATAATGATGTCGTAGCTTACTCTGATAAAAAATTAAAGAAAGATATTAAAACGTTAGATGGATCTAAGGTCTATGATATGCGTGGTGTTAGTTTTACTAGAAAAGACAATGGAGAGGTTGGATCAGGTGTTGTGGCTCAAGAAATGCAAGAAGTAGCGCCTGAACTTGTTAGTGAAACAGACGGAACTTTAGGTGTATCTTACGGAAACATAACAGGGTATTTAATTGAAGCTATAAAGGATTTAAAACAAGAAGTAGAAGAACTTAAAAAACAAATAAAAAATGGCAATAACTTATAGTACTAATATACTACATTTAAAAGGCGCTCCTAGCTTTCAAGATCTAACTAACGTTATAACTGAGGTTGAGTTTGAAGTTGTAGCTGTGGATGGTGATTATACTCATAATAGCATAGGTCATATAAAGGTAGATTTAAACGAAGATGAATTTACTGCATTTGAAGATGTAACTGAAGAGCAGGTTATTGGATGGGTGGAATCTCACCCTGTCCATCAAGCACATCAAAACCATTTACAAGAGTTTATAAATAATTTAAAACAACCTACAGACGTAGGTATGGAAAAACCTTGGATATAAAATGGCAGTACCAGGCAGCGGAAGTTTAAGCTTAGCGGCTATAGCGGCTGAAAAATTAGAAGATGACTACACAAATGTAGACACTAGCTATGGGCCATATAGTTTAAGAGATATTACATTAGGAGGCCCTACTACCGTAAATGGCGAAGATTACGATGCAACAAATGGTTTTAGTCCTTATCACCCTAATAACGAAACTGGTTATAATATGTCAGAGTTTTACAACTATGACCATGATTACACGGCACCAGCCTGTAATATAGCGTATGAAACCGGAGGTAAAGGAACATTTAATTTTCCTATAAATTTAGGTACAGGCACTGGCACTGTGACTATAGAATATCAAGCTTTCACTGCTCCTGATAAATTTACTTTTACATGGAATGGAAACACATATACTAGTGGTGACGGAAATGGAACTGGAAATAGTTTTGTAGGAGGTTCCCAGTATGCTAATAACAGCGCTGTTCAGCCACTAGATACTTTGACAGATAGTTATGGGACTAGTGGATCTCAAGCTCAGTACGGTGGTAGAGGTACTATTACGTTCAACAAGAATTCATCAACTAGTTCTTCAAACATGCGAATAGATGCTCCGTTGACTGGTACGGGTTGGTGGTTTTCAGTTAGCTGTCCAGGTAACCAAGTTATAGGTGGAGGAGACGGTATAGCTCCTACTATAACCGCAGGTGTTTTAACTACTTTTGGTAGTAATGTTGTAATGAACGGGAACATTTCAGATTTAGGTACTACCTCCGACTTTACTACAACTGGAACTGTTAGTGAAAAAGGTTTTGTTTATTTACCAGGTGTTAATACTTTAATTAACTTTTATAGAGATACGCCAAGCGGCACATTTACATCTGATGTGGTTGAGGTTTTAGAAGATGATTCAACTATAAACACAACTGGATCTTTTAACGAGTCTGCAACTGCAACTTCAACTGGAGCTACCTTATCAACAGCAGCTGCTACATCTGTGACCGAAACCGCGTTTGTAGCTAACTACACTCCTACTAGTCTAGGTGGTGTTCCTATTAGTTTTAGAGCTTTTGCTAAAAACGCCGCAGGTACTACTTACAGTAATATTGTATACTCTAGTACACCAGGTAATATAGATGAAATTGGAATAACTTATTGCAACAATGGCTTTAGCCAAACCCCAATAGTGTCAATTTCTGGAGGTGTATTAGCGGAAGCTACTGGTAACGATTATGTAAAAAACACTTCTTACAATGGAACCTCTAGTTCTGCAATAACACAAACTATAACAGAAGATACGGTTTCATTAACGAGTAGCAATACGTACAACTATAGAGCTGTAGCTAGACAAGGTACAACTATTGTTTACGGTAATATAAGAAGCTTTACTGTTCAAGCTTCGTACGACTTTAACGCAACGATAACTGTTCGCCCTGATAATATCTATAGTACATACGCTTATGGTTACGGTAGTTCTGTAAATTATTTCCCAACCATGGGTTCTATGACTAGTTATATATTTAAATCTAAAACTATCATAGCTGTTTATTTCCAGGATCAAATTTCTACTGATTACTTGTATATAAAATTTAGTGGAACAAAACCCTCTTTTAGTAACTTGGTTATAAACGGAACTAGCTACGGTGCATCTAGCACTTGGCAGTCCGCTGGCACTGGTGAGTGGAGGAAAGTAGTTACAAGTAACCCAATGGGCACAACTTATGGTTACGCAACACTTAATATGAGTAATTAAATAATGTGAAAACAGCGTAATAATATAAACATAGAATAACAATTAAATTAAATCAAAGTAAATTATGGCAAAAAAAGAACAAGTAGTAGATTTATCACCTAAGGCTGATAAAATTACAGAGGAACAATTAACTGGCTTACAATCGTTACTTAACGAGATAAACAAAAATCAATTATCAGTAGGTCAAATAGAAACACAAAAATCTAGATTAATAGAAGGTATTAACCAATTACAAAAGAAGCTTATGGAGATGCAAACATCTTTAGAGGAAGAGTACGGTAAAGTTTCTGTTAATATTAGTGATGGATCAATATCTGAATTACCACAGAATGAAGCTGATAAGAAAGATTAGTATCGGTAAGGATTATAAAAATGAAGCTATGCATTATGCCGTGGGTCAAGAGGTCTACGGCGGGCATACTATTTGTCATATAACGGAAGAAGACGACAAGTTTAGTATATTTATTAAAAAAGCTGATGAGGTTTTACCTTGGAAAGATTTTAATAAAAACATGGCTGTAGCTATAGAGTATAATCTAGAGTATTAATGAGAAGTATATTTGACTTTGTTGTTGAACCATTAGGTGGTAGATACAGCAATACCAAGGATATTAATGGTGTTAACTTAATACTAAATACGCAAATATTCACACATCAAAACGTAAATAGGTTAGCAATAGTTAAAAGCTTACCTATAACAGGTGACACTAATATTAGCATAGGTGATCAAGTTGTTGTTCATCATAATGTTTTTAGAAGGTATCATGACGTTAGAGGAGTGGAAAAGAATGGCAAGAGTTACATAGATGATGATAATTATTTATGTTCTTTTGACCAGATATTTTTATATAAAAACAAAAACGAGTGGAAAGCACCTAAAGGTTATTCATTTGTTAAACCTATTGAATCTAATAATATTTTTAATCTAAACAAAGAGTTACCCAGTATAGGTGTTGTAAAGTATCTTGATGAGAACTTTGACTCACAAATAAAACAAGGTGACCTAGTTGGTTTTACTCCTGGTAGCGAGTATGAGTTTATAGTAGATGACGAAAGATTATATAGAGTTAGATCTCAATCATTAACTATAAGGTATGAATATCAAGGAGACGAAAAAGAATATAATCCAAGCTGGACATAAGGCAGTCGAAGAGTTAATAAAGGTTGCTAAAGAAGCTATAGTTGATTCAGATGACGATATATCAGCTGATAGGTTAAAGAACGCTGCTGCAACAAAAAAGCTAGCTATATTCGATGCTTTTGAGATACTAAATAGGATACAAGAAGAAGAGGATATGTTAAACAATAAACCTAAAGAAGAAACTAAACAGTCTGCTTTTGGTGGTTTTGCGGAAAGAAGATCTAAGTAATGTACGAGCAAACGTTATACAAGGTCATAGAACCTATAAAAATAAATACCATTAAAAGACTTAACAAGTCTAAGAAATGGAAGTATGGCTACGACAAGGAGCATGACATTGTTGTTATAAGTAAAACTGGGCAAATAGGTGAAGTATATGAAATACAGAATTTAAAAATAGCTTTACCAAAAATAATTAATCCAGTAAAATTCAGTAAAGATAAATGGGAGGTTACTGAGTATCCAAAAGAACTTAAAAGAATTAAGACTGTATTTGATTGGAGAGATTACCCTGATGAATTTAAAGAAAAATGGTATGAGTATATTGATAAAGAGTTTAAGTATCGCGAAGAAGGTTTCAGTTTTATTAACAAAGGCGAGCCTACTTACATTACTGGTACTCATTACATGTACTTGCAGTGGTCCAAGATTGATGTTGGGCAGCCAGACTTTCGAGAAGCAAATAGATTATTCTACATATTTTGGGAAGCTTGTAAAGCCGACTCAAGGTCATATGGTATGTGCTATCTCAAGAATCGACGCTCAGGTTTTTCTTTCATGGCATCCGGAGAGTGCGTTAATATGGCGACAATATCAACCGACTCACGGTTCGGGATACTGTCCAAATCTGGCCCCGATGCGAAAAAGATGTTCACAGATAAGGTGGTACCTATATCCGTCAACTACCCATTTTTCTTTTCACCGATACAGGACGGAATGGATAGACCAAAAACCGAACTTGCCTATCGTGTACCCGCGTCCAAACTTACCAGGAGATCCATCGTTAGAACAACCAAGCAAACCGAAGCCGAGACGTTATCAGGGCTCGATACGACGATCGACTGGAAGAACACCGGTGACAACTCCTACGATGGGGAGAAACTCAAACTCCTCGTCCACGATGAATCGGGTAAATGGGAGAGGCCGAACAACATCCTCAACAACTGGCGAGTTACGAAAACAACGTTAAGATTAGGTAGTAGAGTAATAGGTAAGTGTATGATGGGATCAACATCAAACGCTTTAGACAAAGGAGGGGATAATTTTAAAAAACTATATAAAGCTTCAGATGTTACAAAAAGAAACCGCAATGGACAGACAAGCTCGGGATTATATTCTTTATTCATACCTATGGAGTGGAACTACGAGGGATTCATTGATTCTTTTGGATTACCTGTATTCGAAACACCTGAAACAGAGAAAGTTGGACCTTTTGGCGAGACTATAGATATAGGTATATTAGAACATTGGCAAAATGAAGTTGATGGGTTAAAAGATGATGGTGACGCTTTAAATGAATTTTATAGACAATTCCCAAGAACAGAAGAGCACGCGTTTAGAGACGAGACTAAAAATAGTATATTCAACTTAGCTAAGATATACGAACAGATAGATTACAACGAAGAAACAAACTACATAAACACTATAACCACAGGTAATTTCCAATGGGCTAACGGTGTTAAAGATAGTAAGGTTATATTTTATCCTGATAAAAACGGTAGATTTAAATTGAGCTGGACACCACCAGTTCACTTACAGAATAACGTTATATTAAAAAATGGCTATAAGAAACCAGGTAACGAACATATGGGTGTTTTTGGTTGTGATAGCTACGATATATCTGGTACAGTTGATGGTAAAGGTTCTAAAGGTTCTTTACATGGTTTAACTAAGTTTAGTATGGAAGACGCTCCAGCTAATCATTTTTTCTGTGAGTATATAGCTAGACCCCAAACCGCGGAGATATTTTTTGAAGACGTATTGATGGCATTGATTTTTTATGGTATGCCTATACTAGCAGAGAATAACAAACCACGTTTATTGTATTACTTAAGAAGAAGAGGGTATAGAGGCTTCTCAATGAACAGACCCGATAAAATATGGAACAAACTATCTGTTGCTGAAAAAGAAGTTGGTGGAATACCAAACTCTAGTGAAGATATAAAACAAGCACATGCAGCAGCGATAGAGATGTATATACAGGATCACGTAGGTATTAAAGCAGATGGAACACATGGTACTGTTTACTTTAATGAGTTACTAAATGATTGGTCTAAGTTTGATATAAACAATAGAACGAAGTTTGATGCATCTATAAGTTCTGGTTTAGCTATAATGGGTTGTAATAGACATTTATATGCTCCAAACGCCAAAGTAGAAAAACAAAAACTAAATATAAGTTTCGCAAGGTATAAACAGGGTGGAACACATTCAAAATTAATAGAAAATTAATATGGCTGAGTCAGTTGTTAAAAGTTCTTTTCCAAGTCAAGTCGCTAGCGATTTAGAAAAAGTGAGTAAAGACTACGGTTTGAAAGTTGCTAAAGCAATTGAGAGCGAGTGGTTCAAGAGAGATTCTGGTACTAACAGATTCTTTGGTAACCAAACAGAGTTTCACAAGCTTAGATTATACGCTAGAGGAGAACAATCAATACAAAAATACAAAGACGAGTTATCTATAAACGGTGATTTATCTTACTTAAATTTAGACTGGAAACCAGTACCTATTATACCTAAATTTGTAGATATAGTAGTTAATGGTATATCAGAAAGACTATTTGATATAAAAGCATACTCTCAAGATCCATCAGGTGTAAGTAAAAGAACTGCTTATATGGAATCTATGCTTAGAGATATGAGAACAAAAGACCTAAACGCTTTCGCTAAAGAAGCTTTCGGTGTTGATTTATCAGAGAACGAGCCAGAGGTGTTACCAGACTCACAGCAAGAGTTAGATCTACACATGCAGTTGAGTTATAAGCAAGCTGTTGAGATTGCTGAGGAGCAAGCTATCAACGTTGTCTTAGAAGGTAATAAGTATGATTTAACAAGAAGAAGAGTTAACTACGATTTAACTGTTCTTGGTATGGGTGCTGTTAAGACTGTGTATAGCAAGTCAGAAGGTATAAAAGTAGAATACGTTGATCCTGCAAATATGGTTTACTCTTACACTGAGTCGCCATATTTTGACGACATATACTACGTTGGAGAAGTAAAAACAATTCCAGTAAACGAACTTAAAAAGCAATTCCCTAACTTATCTAAGGAAGAGTTAGATAAAATAACTGGACAAGGGTTTCAGAATAGTGGTTTCTATAATAGGAGCTTAACTGAGTCTAATCAAAACGATAAAAATCAAATACAGATATTGTACTTTAACTATAAGACTTATGCTAACGAAGTTTATAAAGTTAAAGAAACAGCTACAGGAGCTAGTAAGGTCATAATAAAAGATGACACCTTCAATCCAATGGAAGATCAAATGCTTGAAGCTAAGTATGGTAGAATGGCTAGATCACTAGAGGTTTTATATGAAGGAGCTTTAGTATTAGGAACTGAAATACTACTTGACTGGAATCTAAGTAAAAACATGATGCGACCTAAAAGCGATAATACTAAAGTTAAAATGAACTATAGTATAACTGCACCTAGAATGTATAAGGGACGCATAGAGTCACTTGTAGGGCGTATAACTGGTTTTGCTGATATGATACAGCTAACTCATTTAAAACTGCAACAGGTGATGTCTAGAATGACTCCTGACGGTATATACTTGGATGCAGACGGTCTAGCTGAAATAGATTTAGGTAATGGGACTAATTACAATCCACAAGAAGCATTAAACATGTTCTTTCAAACTGGTTCTATTATAGGTAGATCAATGACGTCAGAAGGTGACATGAACCCAGGTAAAGTTCCTATTCAAGAAATATCAAGTGGAAACGGCGGTGCTAAAATGCAGAGCTTAATAGGTACTTACAATTACTACCTACAAATGATAAGAGACGTAACTGGTTTAAACGAGTCTACAGACGCGTCTACTCCTTCTAAAGATGCTTTAGTTGGTATTCAAAAAATAGCAGCAGCTAATAGTAACACAGCTACTAGACATATACTGCAATCAGGTCTATACATAACATCTGAAATAGCGGAAGCAGTTTCACTTAGAATATCAGACATACTTGAGTTTTCACCAACTAGAGAAGCTTTTATACAAAAAATAGGTATACACAATGTTTCAACTCTATCTGAGTTATCTAATTTACATTTATCAGATTTTGGTATATACATAGAATTAGCGCCTGATGATGAGCAAAAACAAATGCTCGAGCAAAACATACAAATGGCTTTATCTAGTGGAGGTATTGATCTGGAAGACGCTATAGATCTTAGAGAGATTAAAAACATAAAGCTAGCAAATCAGCTCTTGAAAATACGTAGAAAAAAGAAACAAGAGAGAGATCAATTAATGCAACAGCAAAATATACAAGCTCAAGCACAAGCAAATGCTCAGGCTCAACAAGTTGCTGCTCAGGCTGAAGTACAAAAAAATCAATCAATAACAGAGCAGAAAATGCAGTTAGAGCAAATGAAGGCTCAAATTGAAGATGAGAAATTAGCTAAAGAAGTTTTATACAAAAAAGAATTAATGAACCACGAGTTTCAAATAAATATGAGACTTAAAGGTATGGAGGTTGAAGGTATGAAAAATAAAGAGAGATACAAAGAGGATCGCAAAGACGAAAGAACTAAAATTCAAGCATCTCAACAAAGCGAGTTAATCGACCAAAGAAATAGTGGTAAACCACCTAAAAACTTTGAATCTGCAAGTAATGATATACTTGGAGGCGGTTTTGATCTAGGAGCAACAGATCCTAGATAATTATTTATTAATTTTATAATATTATATTATGTCAGAAGAAAAACAAGATGAACTTCAAGAGGAGGCCGTAGAGCAAACTCAAGAGGTTAAAGAAGAGGTTGCTACAGAGGAACCAACCGACGATGGGCCAAAAGCTGAGCAATTAGAAGATGGTACGTTTAAATTAGATTTATCTCAAGGTTCAAAAGAACCAGAAGTAGAACAAGAACCAGAGCCAGAAGCACAACCAGAACCAGAAGCTGAAGAGCAATTTGCTGGTTTAGAGGAAGTTACAGAAGAGCAACCGGTAGAAGAGCAAGTAGAAGAGCAAGTTCAAGAGGCTGTAGAGAATCTTGAGGAACAACTCGACAAAGCTATCGACGATCAAGTAGATAACGGTGTTGAATTACCAGAAAACATCCAAAAAGTTGTAGAGTTTATAAACGAAACAGGTGGTTCGCTAGAAGACTATGTCAAGTTAAATCAAGATTTTACAAGCTACGATGATAAGTCTTTACTTAGAGAATATTACAAACAAACAAAACCTCACCTAGACAACGATGAAATAAACTTTCTAATGGAAGATCAGTTTTCATTTGATGAAGACATCGATGAGGAAATAGATATTAAAAGAAAAAAATTAGCGCTAAAAGAGCAGGTTGCAAGTGCTAAAAACCACTTAGACGGGTTAAAGTCTAAATATTACGAAGAAGTTAAAGCTGGTTCTAGGCTCGCGCCAGAACAACAAAAAGCTGTAGACTTTTTCAACAGATATAACAAAGAGTTAGAGGAAACTAACAAGGCTCAAGGTTTACAACAAAAAGTATTTCAAGAAAAAACTTCTCAAGTTTTTAACGATCAGTTCAAAGGTTTTGAATATAAGGTTGGAGAAAAGAAATACAGATTTAATGTAAAAGACGCTGCAAAGGTTAAGGATACACAAAGCGACATTAACAATTTTGTCAAGAAGTTCTTGAATGAAAAAAATGAAATGTCAGATGCTTCAGGTTATCACAAATCTTTATTCACAGCTATGAACCCTGATCTAGTAGCTCAACACTTTTACGAACAAGGTAAAGCTGATGCTGTTAAAAACAGTATGGCTAAATCTAAAAACATCGATATGGATCCAAGGTCTACTCACGAGAAGGCACCAAATCCAAATGGGTTTACAGTAAAAGCAGTTGATAGTAGTTCTAATGACTTTAAGTTTAAAATAAAAACAAGATAACTTAACTAT